CTAGTTTTTTAATTGTGTTAGCTGCACTACGTGCTCTACCACGAGCTGCTTTAGATGATTTTGCATGATCTGCTTCTAAAGTTACTACCGCTTCTTTAATTGCGTTTAAAATTTCTGTTGTGTTCATAGATTTTATTGTTTATAGATTTAATTAATTACTCTTGACCTCCACCAATATATTCGCTAACGAAAAATTTTAGTGTGTTTCCTACTTGTGTTTCAAGTTTTTCATTGTTCATACCTTTTGCAATTTTAAAGGCTGACATTAAGTGATCCATAAGTTCACCTTCAGTTCCTTCCATATCAGCAACTACATCTTCTAAACCACCACCAGCGGCAGGTGTTTCTTCAGCAGGTGCTTCATCTGCAGGTATTTCTTCAGTTGTATCAGTTGTTTCGGTATCAGTTACTTCAACATCTTCTACTTCGTCTTTTTTCTTTTTAGCTTCTTCAAGATCATCACCTGTAGGTTCATCTTCTAGATCTCTCATGTGTGGGTAATAACTAGATTCATCATCACCATAATCATCAGTTGGATCATAATCGTAGTCATCTGGGTTTCCAAGTTCAGCTAAAATCATTTCGCGAATTTTATCGCGCATATTGCCTTCATTAATACCATGAATATTGGTATTTTTACCTATTATTGGGTTTAAATTTTCTAAAGCTTTACTTTCTTTTAAAAATTTTCTTAAGTCAAAATTATCTGCCATTTTATTTCTTATTATTTGGGTATAAATATTCGGAAAGTAATGTTCCTATTACTCCTACTTTTTGTCTTATAAAAATCCATTCAGAAGTTACTAAATTATGTTCGTCTATAAAAGATATTCCCATTACACCTATTAAATGATTATTTAAATCATATAATCCAACCATACATAATGATTTTGTTTTAAATTGGGATGTTAACACATCAACACCAAATGTATTTTCTTCTATTTCTGTATCTAAGATTTCAAGTTCTCCATGTTGGTGAACTTGGGATAATGCTCTACTAAATAAAGATACTGGGATATTTTGGAATGTGGTTTGTAGGGGGGGAAGTACAGGGTTATACTTTTCATAAAACATGGAGAATTTTTGGATTGATTTTCCTGTTGGGTAAAAATGACCTCCATTATGGAATTGAGCTATCCATACTCGATCACAATTTAATTCTTGCATCATGTCTTCTAATTGATGATCAATTAAAGAACTTGCTTCCAACGCTTCAGCCATTAAAGTATTTTTAGGCTGTTTTTCCATTTTTAATTTAACCCAATTAACTATAATAGGACCTACTACTGCTGTTATTAAAGCTACAGTTATAGTTGTTACCATTGCAAAAGTTTCCATTATTTTTTTAAAGAATTTAAATAGTTAATTACTTCGTCTAGGGATTCTTGTGCTCTTTCTTTATTGATCCCACCAACCCATCTTTCTACATCACCTGCTTCAGTAACAAAACTATTATTTCCTTCAGATAATCTATCTTCTACAAAACTTTTATATTCTTCTATTTGTTTATCAATCTCTTTATTAAAGGTATCTTTAACATAATCTTCCCACTTACCTTCAATTTTGAGTTTAGTTTCAAATGTCGTTCTGCAGTCTAAACAATGACCATATGATTTAAAATAAAATGGATCTAGCTGTTTATCCATTATTTGTTTACAATCAGGACAAAATAAAGGGACAGCTGCTTTTTTAAATTTATCTAATTTAGTAATATTTTCTTTAATACCATCTCTTATAGTCCAAGTTTTACCTCCTTGTTCCCAAATATCACCTTCTTTATGTTCTTCTTGAGTTTCACCGCTATAACCTACTCCAATTGTTGTTCTATCTCCATATTTACCTTTTACAAGGTTACGAAGACGTTCTACATCTCGTTTTTGAAACTGTTTCTTTAATACTGAATCTGACATTATAATCCTAATTGTTTGAGTTGTTCTATTGTACTTTGGGCCGAAGTGTGTAAAATACCTATTCCACCAGCTTCATTCCATCTGTTAATTGTATCTTCTCTATCGTCTATAAGTATTTTATTTTTCCCCGAAAAATCAGATTTGAATTTAGCTGGTCTAAAATAAATGTTTTTCATTCCATCTAAACGTTGAACCCAATCACGTTTTCCTTCTCTAGATTCTGGGTTGTATGTAGGGGCTGTTAGTATGTATGGTTTATATTGTTTGATATAATTCCATAATTCTTGTCCACCAGGTTGCCAATCTAAATCAGCCCAATATTGGTATTCAGTAATTCCTTTTTCTGTTAGGCTATTGTTAAATAGGTTCCAAAACCCATCTCTATCTTGTGAGTCAGCATGGCTAGTAGATTTACCTGTTAATTCTTCATATCCTTTGTCAAAGTCAACTAATACACCATCCATATCACAAAAAATGGTATATTTTGGTCTAATTGCCTCGTATAAATCTAATAATGTAGGAGTTTTTTTCATGTTAAAATTTAGGCAAATTTAATGCAGATAATCTGCTTCTCCAAAGATTTAGTATTTCTTCTTTTTGTTCGGGAGTAATATCTTGAGCATCTAAATATGTGTCTATAACATCTCTAAATGAACGTTTTTCTTTTTTAGCACGCAAATACATTCCTTGTAGGTTTGCATCTACTTCTTTTTCTAATTTAAAATATTGGGATTTTGGGAGCAATTCAGCATCAATTAATTTTCGGATGAATATATCATCTTCCATACGTTTACCAGGAATTGTAAAATCACCTTCACCATGAGTTAAGTGTTCAATTTCATGGCGAATTAAATCTTTTAAATTAAATGATATTTCTTCCCAAAATTCAGGTAATTTTTCAGGATCAACTTCAAATCTTATTTCTATATAATTTGTTTCGTCATCTGCTCCTCCATCTACTCTAAGTTCTCCTATATTTGGAATAAATGAAATATTAGCGTCCACATCTATTTCGTTTCCTTCAAATGGAAATAATTTATTTACTCTAGATGAGTCTTTACCATTTTCAAAATCTTCTTTCCATTCATTAAAAATAGTTGAAGATATTTGATTTGTTATTTTATCATAACGTCCTTCTGTTAAAACACCTTCAGTAATAGAATCAGTCCAATTTCGAAACATCATATTACCTTTTTCATATGCTTCACGCTCTATTTCAGGTAAATCTCCATCTTCGTTTGTATCAGTAGTATTAATATTTTGTAATTTACCGTTACAATTTTGTTCATGGTGGATCATTTCATGCGCAAATGAACGCATAACATCTTTTGGATGACGATCCATTGTATAAAGTACTATAACGCGATTATTTGGGTCATAATACGCTGTTTTGCCAAAGAAATTTCCAGCATTTTCAGCGTCATCATCTACAAATCTAACTTTAGGTAAAGGTTGAATTTTCATTCCTTTACTTAACATATATTGAATTATGGAAGATAATGCTGTAGGATAACTAAATTTACTTGGTTCAGCATACATTATCTCGTTAAGTGGAGATTTTTGTAAAATAGACCAAACTTGTTCTTTTTCTTCATCTGTTAACTCAGTTGGAAGATATGATTGAAATCTTTCTTTTTCTCCTCCAATTAATGCAGCACGTGTGTTAGTACCACTAATACGATCTTCTCCTTCTGATTTAATTACAATTGTTTTAAAATTAGGGTATTTTCCCTCTAAACTATCAAAACGTTTTAAGTCACCTAAATCCATTTCACCTCGAATACCTACTACTGGGTAGTATGTTGTTTCAGGGTTATTTTTAATGTAAGAAGTAACATCAGCTATTGGGGATGGGTTATCTGCTATTTTAATTTCAACATTGGAAGGGAGATATTTTTGGTAAATATCCCATATTGCTTTACTTTCTTCTTTAGTTACTCCATCTCTATCTTTATGACCAATTAAAACGATTACTTTATCAATATTTGAATTTTTGGCTACTTCATCTACTAATGCAAAATGACCCACTGTTGGAGGTTTAAAACCTCCAGGTACTAAAGCAATGTTTTTTTCTTCTTGCTCTAATATAGGTTGTACAATTGATTTAACTAACGAATTCATTTACTTTATTTTTTGCTACATCTAGTGTATCAAATTCACGCTCTATGTTTAAAAGTGATTTTATTTCTTGGTTTGTTTTTTCTTTTTCTACTTTAGATTTCTCTACTTCTTCAGGTGATTTTTCTCTTCCTGTTGGTTGAGGAAATGATTTGATTATTGATTGTACATCAAACGTAGGATCAGCACCCTCAGGGTCGTTATTTAAAATAACAATATTATTTCCAAATGATTGTTTATATAAATCGATATTTTTTACTACACCTTCCCAACTTTTTAACACAGCACTTGTAGGTAAACTTCTGCCACGTTCCGCATTACGTTTTAAAGATGTCATAGGTGATACATAAAGTAATATCATAAATGTATCGTAACCTATTGCCTCTAAATCTTCTTTTTTCTTAAGTAATGGTCTTGAAGCCGCACCTGTACCATCAATTATGATGTTTTCTAGGTTAGATAATGCTTGAGTTTCTTTTTCTCTAGTTACTACTCTAGCCTTTCCCATTAATTTAGCTGCAGCT